TCATCATCATTATTACCATTATCTTCAGAATCAGAATCAGAATCAGAATCAGAATCAGAATCAGAATCAGAATCAGAATCAGAATCAAAATCAGAATTATTATTATCATCATTATCTTCAGAATTATTATTATCATCATTATCTTCAGAATCATTATCTGATTCATTATCATAACAATTAACACATAAATCACCAATTGCACAATTATAACATGTATATTCTTCACATATATCACATTTTACTGCATCATTATTTTTAATGCAATTATTTAAATTCATAAATTTAAAATCACATAATTGACATATAATACGATCATCAATATATACATTAATAATTAAATTTATTATGTCAAATGGCAATATTTTTAAAGATGATAGTATTACTTTATATTTATTAATAACAGATGTTGATAAATTATATTTATTTATATGATGATATTCACAATTTAAATCATCACAACATATTTTACATAAATGACAATAATCTTCGTAAATACTATTCATTGTCATTGTATCATTAAATATTTCTTTTTTACTTTGACAACATTTTATTTTATTATTACATATTTTAGTTTCATTTTGACAAAAAAAATAATGTTCTTTACATTCTTGATTAGTACAACATTCATAACATGAATTATATAAACATTCAACTTTTGTATTTTTACATGCACATAGTTTTATTACTTTATGATTTTCATCATTTTTACAATTGACATCATTGCAACAATTTACACATAATTCATTAATACATTTTGTATCAATAAATATTGTTTTACATTTACATAATTTACTTTGATGTTTATTACATTTTAAATTATAGCAACAATTATAACATAATTTATCAATACATTTATAACTTCCAAATTTTTTACAAATACAAATATAATCATTCATTTAATAATTATATTATAATTTTATGTATTAAATTAATCAATTTTTTATTGTATTCGTAGTTTTCCATTCAGTTGGTTTAATAAATTTTTTTTCAAGATTAAAATTATATTCTTCTTTTAAATTTAAATAATCAATGAAATCATCTAATTCTTTTTGTAAATCATATGAAGTTATCTTTCTTTTAAATGACACCGGTTTTTTATTTATTGTTTTACTAAATTGTATTGAATCAATATTTTTTAAAGTTACAATGCAAAAATTATCAATCAATTTTGGTTTTTCTTTTTCATTAATTGGTGTTTTATCTGTAAAATCTAATGGATTTTCAATAGTAACTTTTTGAAGATTTAAATGTTTTAAGTCATTATCATCATTTATTTCATTAATTAATTTATTTATTTCAGTTTGAATACACATAGAGTTCATTAATCTTTTTTTGCCTAATTTTTTTTTATTAATTACTTTGGAATAACTAATATTCCATTTATTATTTTCTATTCCTATCCAAAAATTTGGTGGTAATTTTGGTTTAACTTGATATTTTTCAATAGTTTGATTTTCTTCTGTTGTATTATTTGATTCTGTAGTTGTTTCCGTTTCTTCAATAATTTTATTAGTCACATTACTAAAATCTAATAATATTGGTTTTTCTAATTTAAATTTATCAATTAATTTAATATTTATATTTTCATCTTTATTTTTTTTTAAAATTTGACCATTAATTTTATCAACAAATTTATCCATCATTAATTGTAAATCATTATGCGTTAATGTCATTTCTGAAGTAACATATTTTTCACTTTCATTAAACTTTTTTTCATAATATAATATGTATTTTTCTTTTGGTGGTAATGGCAATCTAAAATATGGTGGTAATATAATATCTTTTTCTATTTGTTTTCTATATTCTTCGTCCGTTATTTCACTATTTAAATGTTTTAATTTTAATTTAGCTTGTTCTAATTTTTCTTTAATTGATACTTTATTTGATTTTGATGTTGCCCATGTTTTATCATTTTGTTTAGGATGATTTTCAATTGTAAAAAATTCTCTCCATGAATTATTTTCTTTATCATAACATCTATTATTGTATACTACATGTATCGGTAAATCTTTTTTATGATCAATACATTCTGGTAATGGACATGCATTTTTTTGTCTGTTTTGTTTATCTTTATTTAAATTTTGTTCAGTCATACTAGCAAAACGTAAATTTTCACGTCGATTATCAAATTTATCACGATTTATATGATCTACTGTTTTTTCCATATCTGTATTATCTTCAAAATGAACATCCATTAAATATTGATGTAAGTAAACTGTTTTTTTTGTGTTATTATATGGTAACATTGTTGCAATATATACATTTGAATGTAAATACCATGATGGTCTTTCTCCATCAAAATCTAAAATTTTATTTTTATCTTCAATCGAAAATTTTGTATATGTTTCATCATTAATATGCATAATGTAATATTCTTTATTAGTTGATTCATCTAATACTCGCCAATACATATTACGATATTGACCTGCAATTGATCCAATTGTTGCTAATTTAGGTTTACCCTTTTTTAATATTTTTACATTTAGTGGTTTATTAAATTCTGGTTTTTTCTTTTTTGTGATAATTAAATTATCTAATCTATAATCATCTGAATCATTATTTTTAAATATAATTTTATCAAATTCATCTATTTCAAACAATAATTCAATTAATGATTTATCTTTGTAATAATATAAATTATCTTCTAGTTTAATTAAATTATTTAAATTCTTTTTTCCTTGCAATCTTTCAACATATTCTGTATCTACTTTTATTTTATTGTTAACTAAAAAACACTTTTCCTCTTTATTAAATTGAATACTCTTTTGCATTAATATATATACTACTATATCTTTATATATATATAGTATCAATTTTTTTAATTTCTTATTTAAATATTATGATCAAAAAATATTATAATAATATTTTTTAATAATAAAATATTTGATGGAATTCCATCTATAAATACTCAACTTTTTTTAATTCGAGTATGCAGCACCAGCCATGCCTGCCATAACTCTTAATACGTTGTAATTCATAGTATAAATATTGAGTAAACTGTTTCCGTTTGCTCCACCAAGAGTTTGTGCCAAGTATATTGATCCACCTGCAGTATTACCTGATCCAAGAGTTAATTGAAGTGTTGCGTTATCAATACGTGAAAAGTTACACGTGCCGCTAGGTTGATGCTCTTCTGGTTTTAGTGCAAAAGAATATACATTGATACCATCAGCTGGTGTATTGGTAAAATGTTGCCATGGTTGAACATAGTTAAAGTAAAAACCATCACGTTCTTGGAAACGATCTGAACCATTGAGTTGAAGTTTAGCAAGAACAGCTGGGTTATCAGTTCCATCAATATTGTTACCATAATTGAACCAATCTTGAACATTTGTTGAGAATGAATTAACTAATGCAATAGCAAAAGAAGTTGGTGTTCCAAAATATCCAAGATCAAGACCTCCAGTTGATGAACCACCTAAACTCAAATCTGCCATTGTAAAGTGATTTTCCAAAAGAATAACATTATCAATTGTTGCAGGGAATGTTGTTGGCATTCCTGAAATATCATAACCACTGAAGATAGCTTGTGCATGCACTTTAGAAGCAATTTCAGAACTAACCCATGATGCAGCTGCTGGTTGAATAACATCAGTATTATTTACTGGAACATTAATGGTAAATGAACCAGCTGATCCACTTAAACCAGTTCTTGTAGCCAACCACATAACTTTAGCATAAGTATCAAGTTTTGATTTCCAATCCAAACTTCCAGTAGCTGATGGACTGTATGCAATGAATTGATTTCCAGATGTATATTTTTGTAAATGTGGTGCCCAAATTAAGAATTTACTTGGATGATTGAAATTTAATCTATATTTATTATTAATGCTTGAAAGTGATTCAGAACCAGTAAATTGAAGCTGCTCGAATAAATATTCATGCGATGCTTGTGCGAACCTCTTTCGTTCTTCAGAATCAAGATAAACATAATCAATTATTAATTGCGCGTCATTCAATGATACAGTTGGTATTGCTGCAGATACAAGACTATTTGTAACCTGAGACGCCTGTCTGAAATCAATTGTGACGCGGACGTCATGGTATTGTACTACCTTACCCGTTTTTTCAAACTATTTGATGGAATTACATCATAAAATTATAAATATTAAAATATGATTTTTACATCACAAAAAATATAAATAAAATTTATTAATATAATTTCCAGGGTCTAGACTATATCTTAAGCTATCATCGAGATTAATTAGATCTCTCAAGCCCACTGGCATTTAGTCGTTGAACATTTTCCGTACTCTAATTATGACGAGTTTAGGAACTTTGCTGCTGATTATCCATTTTAAATACTATTACTAGTATTATCATATGTGGGATTTTTACCATACCCGAAGTCTTTTTTCTTCAGCCACTGTAAACTTTCATTTACAGTTTGGTACCCTAAAAATTGTTTATATTTTGAATTAAATCTGTTAACATTTACTATATTATTAAAAAAGTAGTGTAATTCAATTTTGTTTGTTTTGGAATTATTTATATTTGAATATAATGGCTGTAAATTTGTCCAATGAAAACATATTTTTATTTCGTTTTCATTTGTAAAATTAAATTTACTAATCGGTAAAATATGGTCAATTTGCCAAATAATACCTAAATTTTCCCATGTCATATCTTTTTCAAATCTAAATTCTAGCCATTTTCTTGCAAAATCATAATCACAATCACAATCTAAATATTCTATAGTATGTTTTTTCTTACCTGTTTTTAATTCTCTTTTAATTCTTAATCTTATTAATTCTTTTATTCTGAAATTATTGTCATTTTTATATTTTTCTTTAATGTAATCACGATGCCATTCATTAATACGTTCTTTTACTTCGGGTTTATTTTCATATAATTTTTTTTTTTCTTTAACCGATTCTTGTCTTTCGTATTTTAATTTAACTTCTTTAGTTTCTGGCTTACTGCGATATTTAGCTACATTTATTTTATGTTTCTCTTTAAATTCTGGTTTTTGTTGATATTCTTTTGAATCGATTGCTCTACATTCTTTACAACGATTCATATAACCATCAATATTATTTTTATTTTTATGAAACATATCTAATTTTTTATATATTTGACATTTATTACAAGTTTTACTCATTTATATTTAATAAATATTAGAGATAAGAATTTTCAATTTTTTTATAAACAATTTTTATTTTACATCTTTAGGAGTTTCCAGCAATTTGGAAGTGTTGCCACTTGTTGTACCTAACAACAAGCGACTAGCATCTGGGATTGATTAATATAATCCTGAGTCCCCAACATATTTTGACTAAAACAGTGCTCAGATGTTTTAGTATGGATACTTTTGCGCCCTACAATATTTAAGGCGATTAATGGTAAAGCTAAACCGTTATTTCGGTTAAACCAAAATTGTAATGGAACATACATTAAATATTGTGGTGTACCAGCAGCATTAATATCTGTAAGTTCTGGAACATCACCAATCATTTTAGCATAACCACGTTCTTGTCCGGTTTTATGGGACAGTTCATACCAAATATTTAACCAATCACCATATTGTTCATCTAATTTAGAACCACCAATTTCAATTTTATAATGTTGAATTGTTGCAAGACCTAATCTTTTAACAAAACCCCAACTATTTGTGGCTGAAACTGGTTGTGTTGCGGCAAGTGTAATATTTACATACATATTTGTAATTAAATCACCATTTCGGTTAAGGGTGCATGTAACAGTTCTTCCAAAATCTGATGAACCATTAAATGTTTGTGGAATTGGTTCCACAGCAAAGTTTGTATGACGTCTATAAACGACTTTAAAGAATGTAATTTGTGGTGAACCTGTTAGGTACACATCTTGTGCTCCGTAAGCTACTAACTGCATCACGAAAATACCGACACTCATTCATTTTATAAAAATATATGATGAATTTGCATCTCTAAACTTTGTTTACTAAAATTTAAATTTTTAATGAAAAAAATTTAGTGTATAATTTTAATACCCGAATTTAGACACCATTACTGGTGGGTCTAGACTATATCTTAAGCCTCAATACACATTATTGAAGCCCATTTCCATTTAGTCGTTGAACCTTCTACCTAAAAAAATTAGGAAGCTTGGCTGCGGATTGTCCTTATTGTTTTATATCTTTTTACTATTGGGAAGGCAGAATGAAAATATAATTTTCATCCTGACATCGAGTTTAAGTTTTCGCAAAAACTTAAATCTCTACGGCAATTAACCGTGTTCCTCTTAAAAGTTACCTTATAAGAGTAGTAATATAAAACAAGGAGTTTCCCGCAATTTGAAAATGTTGCCGTATACATAACGACTAGCTATTACCTTTTACGTAATAACTCGGACAAACCTTTATCCGCCTCCCATGTATATAATATATATCAGAAAAAAATATTTTTTTTTAGATTATTTTTTATTAAAATAAATATTTTTAAAAACTAAATTTTAATGCCCAAAAATCAATTTTACTAAATGTTTTTTTTGATAAATTATCTTGTATGAGTTTAAAATTTTAAATTATTAGATATTTTTAAATATTTATTTTAATCAAAATTATCGTAATATAATTGAATTATTTCAATCATTTTATCTGTTTTATTATTTATCCAATATTCAATTTGATTAACTAATATAACTAATCTTTCCATAAAATTGTCTTCATTTTCTAATTTTAATTTTCCTTTTTTATTTATTTTCCATGGTGAATTAATTTTTATGTTTTTATTATTTATATAATCATCTGGATTAAATCTAATAAAAATAATATTTTTATGGTTTAAATCTTTTGATATTTCCATTATTCGTTTATTTTCACATGTGCAATTATAATCAATATGTTGATTTTCATCAATTTCAACAATAATTATTTGTTCATTTATATCTAATAATAAATCAGGACGTTTTTTTGAAGAACCATTATATATTTGTTTATCAATTATCCATTTATAATTTTCATCTTTAAAATATTCCAATATAAAATTAGTAACTTCTTTTTCTTTTATTTTATAATTTGTTGTAATTTCATTATCTGGAAACGCATGAATATAACAAAATAAACAATATCCGTCATATTTTTCATTTTTAACATATGTTTCACAAAAATCAAATTTACACGTTTTAAATGTTGGAATCATATTTGAAGTTTTATGGTCGGCACAATATTTTCCTTTTTTATTTAAATTATATATTCCAACTTTTTTACAATTTTTAATTTGACATTTATTAACAATATCCAACATTTCATCAGTTTTATGATCTTTGCAATATAAACCTAATTTTTGATCAATCGTATTATATAATGGACGTTTCATACATCCTTCAATTATACATTTTTTTGATTTGACATCTACCATATTTTCTAACTTATGTACTGAACAGTACAATCCAGTATTTTTATCTGGATAATTATAAAATGGTAATGTAGTACAACCTTCAAAAATACATGTTTTTGATATAATATTTTTCATGTTTTCTAATTTATGGTCTGAACAATACAACGCCTTTGTTTCTCCATCATAATTAAAATGTGGTGCTGTATTACATCCTTCAAAAATACATTTATCATGTATTACATCCTGCATATTTTCTTTCTTATGCTCCGAACAATATATAGCTGTAGTTTGATCAGGATAATTAAATAATGGCGCTTTATTGCAATCTAAACATTTTTTATGTGTAACATCGACCATATCACTCAATTTATGTTCACTACAAAATCGCGGTGTTTTACTTTTTATAATATTAAATGATGCTAATTTACTACATGATTCACATCTTTTACTTTTTATGTTGATCATATTATTTTTCTTGTGCTCATCACAGAATAAACCTTTTGATTCTCCATCATAATTAAAATATGGGTTTTTATTACATTCTAAACAATGTGGATGTTTAACATCAATCATTTGATTAGTCTTATGTAATGAACAGAAATGTGGTGTTTTAATACCGGGTATATTGAATGATGCAGATTTAGTACAATTTTCTATTTTACATATTTGTGGCATTTATATTTAATATTATTTATTAAATTAATTTATCAATTTTTATTTTATTTTTTGTGAATATTTATAATAGGTTTAAAGAATAAATACCTTAAATAAATATATGGATATATTAAAAGTTTTTAAATTAAATAATGAAGAATATGAAATAAATATACAAGGAACACACGATGAACCATTATTTCAAGCAAATCAAATTGGTAAATTGCTTGGAATAAAAAATATTAGTGAAAATTTAAGAAATTTTACATCAAAGCATAAGGTTATAAGTCCGGCACAAACCCGTGGTGGAATTCAAAAAACATTATTTTTAACAGAAATTGGATTATATCGTTTAATTGGGCGTTCAATAAAACCACTTGCTGCAGAATTTCAAGAATGGACAATAAATATATTAAAAGAAATAAGAACAACTGGATCATATCAATTAAAAGAAACAAATGAAATAGATAAAAAATTAATCGAATATAATTGTGCATTGAAAAATCATAAAATATTTTTACAGGTTTATGACAATAAAAATATTATTTATGTATGTAAATTAAAAGATTTAAATGACAAAATAATAATTAAAATTGGATCAAGTCAAGCAATAAAAGAAAGAATGTCAAATATTACAACAGTTTTTAATTTAAATCAAATTTTATTGGTACAAGTTATAGAAACATATAATCATGTTAAATTTGAAAGATTTTTACATAATCATGAATTTATTAAAAAGTATAATCATCCATTAGAAATGAAAAATAATAAATTATCGACAGAAACTTATTTAGTAAATCAAGAAGAACTTAATGAAATTTTAAATATAATTGATATAAACAAAATAAAATTTAATGACAAAAATAACATATTAATTGAAGAAATTAAATTAAAAACTGAAGAAGTAAAAATTATAAATGAAAAATTAGCAATTGAAAAAGAAAATATTGTCTTAAAACAAAAAGAAACAGATGTTGAAATTAAAGATAAAGAAATTGAAATAAAAAAAATAGAATTAGAAATAATAACAAATATTAATAAAGAAACACAACCAATAATTGAATCAACTATTGATGAAAATATAAAAACATGTAACTATATGTTAAAAGAACGTAAAAAAGGTAAACATGTTCCTATTATTTATCAATATAATTTAACAGATTTAAAAACACCAATTAAAATATATGATTGTCCAGCTGATGTTGAAAGATCATTTCCTACTTTATCTCCAAGTCAATTAAAACGTGCTGCTGAAAATAACACAATATATAAAAATTTTAGATGGTTATCTTTAAAACGCGATCAAAAACTGCCAGAAACAATTCCAGAAACAAAAATAACAAAACATAAATCATCAGATGTAAAATATATTGCAATGATTGATATTAAAAAAACTAAAATATTACAAGTATTTTCTTCACAAAAAGAAGCACTTGAAGCACGTAATATGAAATCAAGTTTTACAAGAGCAATACAAAATTATAGTTTAGCTAGCGGACACTACTGGAAAAATTTTGATGATTGTTCAGAAGAAATGAAACAGGATTATTTAGCAACTAATAAATTACCAGAAAGATTTATTCAGTCATCGGGAAAAAGTGTACAACAAATTGATCCTAAAAGTAAACAAATAATTGCAACATATAATTCAAATCGTGAAGTTGCCAAACAATTTCAAATGTCAATAATATCATTAAAAAAAGCATGTGAAACTGGATCAATACATCATGGTTATATTTGGTGTGCATTAAAACCTTAAATAAAAATTGAATATTATTTGTTCAATTTATATTTAGTAAAAAACAAAATGTCTGAAAGATTACTGAAATATATCTCTCGTTTGCCATATGATTATGCTGAAGATCTCTTGATGAACTATTTATATCTGTTGATTCATTAAATTGTTTTCTTAATAGATGTTTAGTATCATCACCAGTTTATTATAATGATACTCATCTTGAAGCATTAAACATTGATGATGATATAAATTATTTAAAGCATTTATCTGTAACTTATAAAAAAAGATTATTTGC